CAGGGCTGCAGCAAGTGATTCAATAAGACCAGCATCATATTTTTGTGGATCTGTCACACGCCCTATGTATCTTATTTTTGCGATTGCTTCATCTGTTATAAGCTTACGATCCTCGATGACAAAGGCTGGTTGCCCAGAGTTGCTTGTCATATTGTCATAAGGATAGGTTAGTGTGCCGTTAGAGAATTCCAAAACACGCAGACAGAACGGATCTGTCGGCAATGTAAATTGATAGGTATAGCCGTAATCTGGTGTATCGCTTTCTCGCGGTAGCTCTATACGCTTGACCAAGCAGTTCCAGGGATGCTGTCGAAACACCATATCACGAACTGAATTATATCTTTGGTTGACCAATCGCGCTGGCTTACTGTTTTCATCAAACGCACTAATGTTATTAGCGCCTAGCGAATTCAACGCATAGTTTGCAATATCAACCGTAGAAGTCATTTCAATATCCCATAAGAAAAGAAGGGCGCTTTCACGCCCCTCTTAATTAATCAACCACGTATTTAATGGTTACTTCGATTGTGCCAGTTGCAGCACCGCCAGCCAAAGTAACTGTAACAGCGACACCATTACCGTCAGTGTCGGTCTCTGTTCCAGAACCTAGAGCTAAAGTAGCAAGAATATCTACTTTTTGCGCTGATGTTGATGCAGCTGCTGCTTTAAAAGCTGCTGCTGATGCGCTTACGGCTGAACCAGCTGCATTTGTGTGTGCTGCTGTTCCAACTGCCAAGGTTGTTCCAGAACCCATAGCGTCATGTGCTAGGGATCCTTCCAACATTCTCGCGCCATCTGGCAAGATAAACATCTCAATAACATCACCAGCTGATAGTGAAGATGCTTCAAAAGTGCCATGAGCGACACGGATACGACCGCCTAGCTCATTAGCTTTGTTCATAGCTACTGGTGTTGCTCGTGAGTTAGTTCGTTGTGTCGAATAAACTGTTGCCATTTCTCAATCTCCTTTAAGATTCAGTGCAAGCAATTTCGACTACTTTAACTTCTTCCATGCGCGTAGCGCCCAAAGTTTGACAGTAGTAGACTTGCGTAGCGTAAGATTTATCTGCACGTTCATCAATTTTCGCCATAGGCTCTTTGCCCATCGCTACTTTGACACCATCGGATGCAAAACAAATAACCTGGCGGTTACCGTTTGTATCTGTGGTTAGTCGATTGCTTGTGATGAAATTAAAACCCATGAATGAGTTAATCTCGCCTTGAGCCAGTGCTTTAACAGTATTGAAATCAGATGATTTAATTTCTGTCGTATTCAACAAATCGGATACTTGCTTTGGTGAAACCACAATGGTTCTTGCAATCGATGGATCAACAGATGCTGCATCCAACGTTTCTTTTGCACTTAGAAGCTTTGCGACTGTTAAGCCAGCTGATCCATGTGCAATTTTCTGACCAGCTGGTAGTGCAGTTGATGTACCACCGTCTTTGCCAGTTTGCGCTGTACCAAGTGCAGCAGTAATGATCTCATCATCCATTGCCCTGCCCATAGCAGCAGCCGCAGCTTTGCCATAGGTTGAGGTTGGATCGATCAGCAAACGCACTTTATCGTTATCGTCGATGAGGTCAGCCCACTCATAGTCTGACATTGTGACCATTCTACGAGTGTGTGGTGTTTCAACCAGTGGCGTATCTGCATGGCGGCTTGTTTTCTTTACCGCTGCTGTTGATCCCACTTGATCAAAAAAAGCTTTCTCGCCATTCACACTTTCCACATCTACTGCTGTACGTAGCAGCGAACCCATTTGCTGACTTAGCATTTGGATATTTGCGGAAAACTGATTGACAAAAGCTGTAGTGATTTGAGTAGACATAAGTCTCTCCTTTACAGTTGTTTCAATTTTAGATTTTGGGTTGCTGCGCTTGGTTATCTCTAACGAGGCCTTGCTTACTGCTTGAGGCAGTCAGTCTGCATGTCACACATGCTTGTTGCGTAGGCCTATCGGTTGTCTACGTTACGATGATGCTTGGAAAAGATCTTGTACTTTTCGTACATAAGCATCGTGTTCTGGGTGCTGACCGTCCGTATAGGGCGTACCTGGACGCATCAGTTCTTTTAGTTCTTGCTTGGCTTGCTCTGGTGTCATTATGAGCTCTGACGTTTCCCCGACCAGGTTATCTTCGCCCATTTGCTCACCAAGTGCTGCAAACATTTTTATAATCTCTGGATGATCACCGATTTGCCGACCATCTGCCATTGTTTCCGTAAAAAACTGGTTGTTTTCTATGCCGCCTAACAAAGTATTAGCTGCGTTTTGCGCGAGCTTAATGCGTTGCTCAGTGCCTTGACCCCACTCTTGGCGTAGGCTTGCAACACCTTCATCAAAGGCTGCTTCAGCTCTAGCATCGTGTTGTTGCTCCATAGAAGCATTTTCATTTACAAAATACGCTGCAATCTTATCAAACTGCTTTGGAGATAAACCAGCCTCGAATACTGCTTGTCTAAATCCGTTTGCTTGATCTTCACTAAGTACATTATCAAAATCTGCTACATATGCAGCTG